ACCATGTGAAATTCCAACACCACCATTAGCTTGCAATACTGACGGCATATTCGATATGATGTCTCCATCTGTAACCGCAGGATTTGTTCCTGTAAAAACAGATATCTCATTTGTAGTTCCTATCCGTTGAACTGAATGTGTCAATCGAGCATCTGCACCCAATAAGGGAACAAATTTCATTCTTGTTCCACCCGAATATGCTAAATAAGGGGCAGAATAATATTGCAACCACGTAGTGTTATTTGATGCAACATTAGCAAGAGACCCATTAGGAAACGCTAATGTGCTAGGTCCTCGCCATGGTGTAAACTCTGGATATCTCCAAACTTTTAAAGTAACGTTAATACTGGGTTGAGCAGACTCAATGTATGCTCCTGAAAATCTTTTCACCAATTGTCTAATTGAATAAACACGTTCTCCCATTGTAGACATATGCATATGATTTTGCTCATCTCTATCTTCAGGTATGTCATTCAAACACAAAGAATCAGTATGATACCTGGATGACATTGGTGTGTCTCCTAACTGTGCAGACTGATCATCAGGCCGTAAAAACGTGATTGTGTTTATAGCATCTGAAGCCTTAGGACCTCCTATAGAAAAGTCGTCTTTAAAATGAGTATAAAATAGTAATGTAGCATCACTTGTACCGGTAGGAGCTAAATCGGCTCCTACGGTCAATGGTGACTCTACAGTAACAAGAATTGTACCATTTGAAAACAAACGACCAAACACCGGAATAGCAGGATCAAATGCTAACGTATTAGTAACCGTACTAAGCGGTGGTACTAACATGAAAGGGTTGGCCTGCTGCCAACCAATACAAAACTCATAAGACCGCGCTTCAGTAATATCAATTACCTGCGAATGCAACAAATTTGAAGTTCGTTCGGACAATGTTGTTAATGTACCAGTGCTACTGTTAAAACCAGCATCGTATGATACACGCAATCTACCTCTGTGAAATGCAGACCCAACTATCTCTATTCGTAACACCATGGTGCCTCTCCAATATTGAAAAGGGTAAGCTAACCAATAAGCAGGTGAAAAAAAATATCTAATAGGGGGAGTAGTGCCAGACACATATTGTGGGCAAACTGCCATCCTGGCTAATACTGTGGTACTGGCTTCACTCAATCTCCATGCTGTTCCGCCTGAAAAATTGTCTTTCTGAGCAATAAATTTAATGCTCATCTGATCAGGTAAATCCAAACCCTTTGAATGGGTGTCAACTGCTATAGCATGGTGCACGTCCAAAGCCAAATTATCAGCAGGACTCTCATCATTAATAGTAGCTAAAGTACCCGAAGATTTCGGTATTCTGTAAATTCTGCTAGAATTTTCTAACGGTTTAGAATAACCTAACAATGCTGCTAAATGTCCAATCTCACGCAAAACATTACTTGCTGGCGTGGTATATGGCTTCAACTTCATATATTTCCCTACTACATCCACAGCATAAGCTGCTAAAGTACTAGGTCCCGAAATAGGACCCATAGGATATTCTGCTGATTGATCTACTGCTGCATGTAATACTTTACTCGTCATTAGCACATCACTATTCCCATTACTGACCAATGGAGCAGCTAACGGAGCCAATAATGGTGCGACATTAAATCCGGGTTCTAAATATGTACCCGACAACTCGACATCTGACATATGTGCATAGATGCGAATTTGCACTGATTGTGTGCCATTATTTAAAACACGTAATGGAACCATAGATTTCAAATGCGTATATTCAACTAGTGAAGAACCATCAGAAAGATTAGACAAATCAATCTTGTTATTCCGCGGATCTATTAGTGGAAACACCAACTCACCACCATTCGCTGTACCTGGATCTAACATTACATGCTGTAACTGATAAGCTTGTGTCAAAACTATACTACGTGGTTGAGTAGCAGTTGCAATCCTATTAGACCCTGCTGGCCATGGTTCATATGACAATATATATCTACCCCAATGAGACATAGATCCTGTAATTGTAGCCTTCAAATGCATTTTACCTGAAATATATCGGTAATTACGTACTTTGTCTGCTACTGAAGGGTGTCGTATAAACAATTGAAATGAAGACCATACTTCGTCTAACGAAATATTTATAGCCAAATTGTAAGTTTTAATCAACACTGGCCGTGACAAAAACTGTTGTAATGACACTCGTTCAGCCAAAGTAGTGTTAAAAGAAATACTTTTCATTTCTGTTGAATCGTAATCATCATGATCCTCATCAATTTTAACTACAGCTGCATGATCGTGCACTGCACCGGCATGTATCGGTAAACATGCAACCCCCGCATTGTAAACACGGGCAAATAAATTATCTTCTATTGTAACAGCAGGTGATCTCTCTTGCGG